TTGCATTTCAATTCTTGCATACTTATTCCCATTTCTGCTTGTCCTTTTAATGATATCGGTGACCTCACCAACAAACTTAACCCTACTCCTTTCTGAGGAGTTTCTTACTTCTTCAGAAGTTTTGAACGAGGCTTCATCACCTTTTGTAAATATTTCTCTTATGTTATAAGAGTAGCTATAACCAAGAAGTTTAGTTTCAAAATACCAATTAGCAAATTTAATGTGGCTTGAGTTTTGTTCATAAATATTCTTGTATGGAGTATATTTTTTCTTGAATGTATTAAACCTTCTTTCTGCAAATAGAACTCTTCCATCATCAGCTGGGGTATTTTCACTTCTACAAGAGTGAATTGTATTTAGTACATCATAATTAAAGCGAGAGCCAAGTTCAATTATGTTTCTTTTTTCTCTGTCAGTTAAGACATTAAACGTTTGAGCTTCCAGAACCAGCCTACAACGATCAGAAGAAACAAAAGAATCAAGCATACCAGCTTGTATAAAAGCCGACATTGTCCCTATGTTAACACCACAATCTTTTGCTGCTATAAAAACATCATACTTGTTTTCAAAACTGCTTTCCCTAAATTCAATTAATGATTCTATAGCTTTTTCAGAAACGCCTTTAATAGAGTTAAGCCCGTATCTAATGTTTGTGCCTTCAATCTTAAAATCAAAATCAGACAAGTTTAAATCTGGCGGAAGAAGTTTGATATTAAAAAAAGAAAGCTCTTGAGATATCTTGGCTATTTCCTCATGGGCATTTGGCTCAAACCTAGACATTTTCAAAAGACTCAAGAAGAACTCTTGCGGATAATTAAATTTTAAATAAACAGTAATGGCCGCAAGGTAAGCGTAAGAAATACTATGAGACTTATTAAATGAATAGTTAGCTGAATCTTCAGCCACCTTCCATAAAACTTCTCCAATAACTGGGTCTAGTTTTCTTTCTTTGATCTTTTCTTCAATCTTAGCTTTCCAAGCTGGCATATCTTCTACCTTCTTTTTGCCAACGATCCTGCGAAGCTGCTCTGACTCATCAAGACTAAAGCCAACCTTAACAGCCATCTTCATTAATTGTTCTTGATAAAGAGGAATGCCTCCAGTGTAGCTAAGGATGTCATCAAAAAATTCATGAACAGATTGAAACTCTCCAGTTCTAACATAGTCGGCATAGCTATCCTTAAAGTCTAAAGCTCCAGGACGAGCAATAGCAACTACCGCAGAAAGCTGTTCAAGGTTTTGCGGGGCAATCTGTTTGCAAACTTTAAAGTTAGTATCTGCTTCAATTTGAAACAAACCCTTTGGTTGTTGTAAGCAAGCTAGTGCAGCATAGATGCTTTCGTCAGCAGGATCAATCTCAGAGGCTTTTAAACCAATTTGGCTACAGGTATCATGGACAACGGAAAGCGTCCTCAAACCCAGTATATCGAACTTAACACTAAGGCTTGCCACATCGTCCATATCATAACCAGAAACAAGCCCTCCATCATTTGTTTTTTGTAGTGGCATTATGTCCTCTTGTGCATAATAACTAATTGAAATGCCAGATGGGTGAACTCCTGTGTTTTTAATTAATCCTTCTAATTTATGAGCAATCTTAAACGACTTCTTGTGTGTGTCGGCAAACTTTCTGAAGGCTTCGCTTTCTTCATAAGCTACGTCAAGCTTGGCCACCTTCCCAAAGTGCTTGGGTATTGTGTCGCTGATTTGATTCACATCCATTTCGGAAAGTTCGGCAACGATCTTACCACACTCTTTCATGCAAAGCTTGGAGCTTAAAGTATTGAGCGTAAGTATTTTTGAAGTTTTGCCTTCATACTTATCTTCGATATATTTAATAACCTCAATGCGGCGATCATAAGAAATGTCATTATCAATATCAGCAAGTAAAGAACCATCAAGGAATACTTCCCCCTCATGCTCAATTTTCCTTGCCCTACTCTTAGAGACGAATCTCTCAAAAAACAACTCATACTTAATTGGGTCTATGTTTGTCACACCAAGAAGAAAAAGAACTAAACTTCCAGCCGCACTTCCTCGGCCAGCACCCGTGGGAATACCACTCCTCTTACAGTAATCCATAATATCCCAGTTAAGTAGTATATAATCTACAAACCCAAGATTATCTAAAATGTCGATTTCCATTTGAACACGATCATAGTAATCTTTTCTGTTTTCTTTATTAATTATTTTCAGTTCTCTCAATCCTTTTCTGCAAAGCTGCTTAAGTATTTCGAGACTACTGCTGTCGGCGTTTAAGCCAATAGATTCAAGCGTGTCTTTTGGCACACTAATCTCTGGCAATTTAACACCAACTGGGAAAGGGTTTTTATATCTCATAATTCAATATCATAAAGTTGTTTGTGAAAAATTTCGAAGTTCATTTCGATATCATAAAGAGCATCATGCAATCTTTTCTGATCAAAGTCAATGCCATACTTTTTTAACAGTGTTAGCTGTGATGTTTTTAAACCCCTCTCTCTGTGGTTCAGCCACCTGTATTGCCAATAGATAAAATCTTTTTTCTCTACTGGGGATTCTTTTTCTATAGCTGTGGCTATAGCTTTTGTGTCTATTATCCTGTTTATGTAATCTTGCAGTAGAGGTTCTCCTATAAGTTTACGCCAAACATCAATCATGTAAACGTCAAACCCAAGAAGGTTTTGCCCAACAATTAAATATGAATCGTCATATAGATATTTAGAAAATTCTTTCCAAACGGATTTTGGGTCTTCTGCATTGTCTTCGTAATACCTTTTGTCAAAACCTGTAATTCTTGCGGCATCTTTAGAAACGTTTAAATTATCCCATTTAATAAGTTTATCATACTTCTTGATTATTTTGCTGCCCTCTGCGACAATCCAAGCTGCTTGCCATGGTTTAGATTTCACTAAATTCAAACCTTCGGTTTCTGTATCGAAGATTATATACTTTTGTTTTCTATTGAATCTTAATAGTGAGTTGTTCATTTGGATAATTCTTTATAGGATTCCCAACAAAACTCATCGCTGGAAAAGTGACTTAGGTTTGGGTTGGAGAGGGTAGCTTGTCTGCCAAAGCTTCTGTTACAGAGAATCTTATATGTCTGTAGGGCTTCTACATCTTCTTTATTTCTATAGCAAATAGTTTTAACGAAGCTAATCTTATAGTTCTTCTTAGCAAACTCAAGAACTTTTTGCTCTATTAACCTATCATACGGAAGTTCATTTTTCTCAATCCAAAAGATAGGATTTAACCCGTCTAATTCTGGAATACAGTTTTTTAGATGCAGGTTGTTTTGGTGTATAAAGCTATCATAGAAGGGAACAATAAAACATAAAGACTCTTTATTCCATAAAGACTTAAGTTCTTTGTATGTAAGCTTGCCATCGTTCTTTACAAAAGCTAGTGAGTAAATTTTATTAAGCAATTTACATCCCGTATCGTCCATGGCAAAGATAACAGCTTTATGGTCAGAGTTGTCTTCTAAATTTTCATTGCATAAAGTAATCCTTAAACCATAAGTCAAATCTTTACCCCTTTCTTTGCAAAGGTGAAAGGCTTTCATGAAGCTTGTGAGATTATCCTCAACAATAGTGACGTTTTCCATGTTGCCTTCGTCACATATGTCTACTATTTCATCAAGAGTAAGTATGCTTTTCCCTATAGAATATGTTGATCTGAATATTGGCTTGACCATACCCACATATTAACATACATATAGGTCCTGTCAAGAAGAATGTTAAGATTATGGTGGAATATAAGTTTATAATTGTTAATGATTACATTGAATCTAATAGCAAACAAAGGTTTGCACTTGATTATTTAATGCCTCCATTATGTGCATAGCAACCAGGATAATATTTCATCTCATGAGAACCTCCCTCTGGAACCATGTCTTCTGAAAAATCTTCCTCGAAGCATGTTTTAACAAAATTGCCGTCTTCGTCTTTAATTTCGTGATAAAAGAAATCAAACTTCATTCCACAATGCCACATTGGAGTTCCGTCTTTTTTGAGTTGCCCTTTCTCTTTAGCGAAACCACATAACAGTTTACAGCTAAAAGAGCCGTCGTCTGGAAAACCCTTATATGCTGCCATGTTTTTGGTGGCAGACTTTTCATTAAAGCCATCTAGATATTCTTGTATTTCTGTAAGGTGATGCTCGAAACCATAAAGATCATCCTCATCTAAAGGGGTCATTTTTATAACACCAGTATCTTTAACATCTGGAATTAAATCAAATTTTAAAAACAAAAATTCGCTTTGTTTGGTGTCGTATTCTGGAAATAAATGTCTTACGGCAAGGCTGTACATTAAGTCTTGCATATTATCTTCAAGCTCTTTACCTTTAAATGTGGCCTTGCTTGTTTTAAAGTCTCTGATCAATGCATATTTCTTATCTTCATAAAGAAATAACTTATCAATAAAACCGCGAATTTTATATCTTACAGTTCCGTTGTTAACTGTAATGTGAAAGTCTTTTTCAGAGTGTTCTTCTGTTGGTTCGCTATGCGTGTCTCCAAAAAAATCATACATCAAACCATTCAATGTCATCTCTTTCATCAACAGAACATTTTCACTATCGTCAACGCCTTCCTTTACGGCGTGTTTCATGATTAAACGCTTAATGGGCTCAGAACTAAATACATTAAGTGTTTTCTTGATTTGCTCGAAATGCTTTCTGTGTCTAGGGTTACCTAGAACCTCAAAAACTAAATGACAAATTGAACCCCTTCTGGCACCATCATTGCTTTTATCTGGAAGATTTAATTTATACTTGCACCAATAAAGCCAAGAACAACTTTCAGCTGTTTTAATTCTACTGGCGGATAATGTTGTTTGGGGTTCACTCATTTAATTTTTTTGCTTTTTTAATGTGAGACTTCGCAAATTTTTGATCATTCTTTCTTACAAAGTCAGAGATGAATTCTCTTTGTTTTTCTGGATCTGTTTCTGTTTTAGACCAAGAAACTAAATCTGAACCTGCCTCATGAGCCTCACCAAGATCATTAAAACCTTTAGGTGGAACCTTAATAGACATAACGTCTAAGTCAAAGTAGCTTGATAGTTTAAAATAATTTTTTATTGATGCCATGAGACCCCTATTAACTTTAGAGTTGAAGTCGTTATTGCCAGCAATGATTATTTTGTTTATGGTTTTGCTTGATAGGTAGCTAATAATTGATGCACTTACAGAGAGACCAAATATAACCAACACATTTTTAACCCCTTGTTCATAAAGAGCCATGGCATCTCCTATGCTTTCAACCAAATAAACTTCTTGTTTGTTTGTTATGATTGAATCAACGGTTTCTTTGTTTGGAACATATGCGGGGTATATCCAATTGTTTTTCTTGCCTATGTGTTTCCATTTTGGAGAAGGACCATCGTCAACCTTTCTCCCAGAAAAGCCTATGATTTGAGAGTGTTCATTATAAATTGGAAACACCATTCTCCTATACATATTACCAGAACCAGCAAGCCCAACCTTAAAAGATTTTTGTGTTAAATCTGATATTCTTTTGTTGTCATAGAAATTATAATTTGGAAATAATTTTTCCAGAATAGATTCGTCGTAAACTTTTTCCATTTCAATAAGTGTTTTTGGTTTATATTCTTTAAGATTGTCGGGTTCTAAGTCGAGTGATTTTAAAACAGACTTTAATCTGTCTGGCTGACCTTTCAAGGTAAGTTCTACTAATCTTTTAAGGGGCTTGTGTCCACTGTCATCAACGTAGTCTGTCCAAACACCGCTATCTTTATAAACCTGAATCGCACTAGCGTTGTCCCCGTCTCTATAAACAGCACTAGTTCTCCAATGGTTGCCATGATCAACCAGCTTATATCCAAGTTCTTCTAAAATTTGTTTATACATATCAGACATTTTCAAAATCTGGTAAAGAATCGGGCTCTGACCCGTCAATTTCGCCCCCGCCCTCTAAAGACCTTGCTATATCACGAAGGTCACCGCACTCTGTAATGTTGAAGTTCTTAAACTCAAGGTTTACAAAATTCTTCCTAAGAGAGTCATCTATCTGGACAGGCTCAAGAGCGCCAGCAACGTCTTTTCCAAGGTGCCTAGATTTAATGTTGATAAATTTATGAGTGCCAAACCTTCCTCCTTCAACTTCTATTTCATCAGCAGTCTTATTTCTTAGAATAAACATGTGAGAGCAAAACTGTATAATCCTATCAGAAAGAGAAACAATGCTTTCATCATCAATTATGTTTGATGCGTTTCTGTTGTTCGTTATCCCGTATCTGTTTGATTGAACAGAAGTTATCATTGGTATGATTGGCTCTCCATCAAAAAGTATTTCTTTTTGAACACACTTCTTAAACTTATCTACCATCTCACCAACTACTTGCCATTCATTTTTATTAGCAGAGGCTTCGCTTGTTGTTTTAATATAATCAAAAGAAAAAATCATTCTGTTGCCTCTTCCAACTTTGGAATAGTAAAATCTTTTCAATGTGTTAACCATAGAATCAACATCCATGCCCCCAACATTATAATAATAAAACTTCAAGTTCTTAACTTTGTCCCAAGTCTCTCTTACTTTAGCCACAACCTCATCACCCGCTTGTCTCCATTTTCCACTCTCAAGTAGATGGGATGGTATTCCAGAGATAGAGGCGCACTGTCTCATTATAAGTTCTTCTTTGCTCATCTCTCCATTATCAAAATGCAATACTGGAACATCATATTGAGACGCGACCTGTGTGGCGTAGTGCATACAAAACTGAGTTTTACCCACCCCAGACCTAGCGACGACAACTGTTATGTTTCCTGGTCTTAATATTGAACCATACATGTCATTGACTTTTTTATGAGGACCCATCATTCCAAACTCTTCAATTGGATTGTTACCTCTGTCCTCAATCATATATTCCATTTCGTCATATATATTAATAGGCTCGTCTTCACCTATCTCATATAAATTGATTCTGGAGTTGTAAACATTATCGGCCTTCTCTATAATTTCATGATATGTCGTCTCTGGAGAAACAGACTTCATTGCTTTCGCCATGTCTTGAGCGGCTTTATAAATACCCCTTCTAACCGAAATCTTTTTTAGTTCTCTGGCAGTCTTAATTAGATTCCCTTTAGGAACTTTTCTAAGTGCAAGAGATTTTATATAATCTGCTGGGTTAAGCCTGTCTTCAAAAGACAAACCTATACTCGCTATCCTTTGGGCAATAATAACCTCGTCAATATCCTCGCTGTTTTCTATAGCTTGTTTTACTATAGTAAAAATGGTTTTGTGAAGATTCGATTCCTCTGAATAAAAATCATCATGATCTATAAAGTTGGCTATCTCAGAAAATAGTTCTGGCTCCTTAATTAAGGCGGCTAATAGTTGCTTTTCTAATTCTAGATTATAAATCATTATTGTTTATTTTTTAAACTCTTCAAAGTTTCCAGCCACGAAATCTGAAACTGCTTTTTTTAAACCAAGCTCAACTATAGAGGAATCATATTTGGAATATACAGTAGGAGAACCTGTCTCTGTGCAGACAGCTAGTATCATTCCTTTATATTTATCTGCGCCGCCGCTAAATTCATAAATTTTTTCTATAAAGTTGTCTGGTATTGAAAATTCTATGTTTTCTTGTTCTTTCATAAGTTTGCGTTTTGGTCTTTAAACAACGAGGCGTTTATGGTGTCGGTTGTATAAACCTCTACCAGCTTTATATCATTAAGCTCACAGAAGTCAAGCTTTTTCTGGTCTCTTTTTAACTGATCCAGATATTTTAACCTGTTCTTATGAAAATGTTTTACATAACGAACATGTTGATCTCCTTGGACTTCGACTGCGACTTTTTTGTTCGCATTATAAAAATCAAGAGATAATCTTGTCCCTACAATTCTAAACTCTTCAAAAACAATATCATTCTTCCAGTAAGGCTCAAGGAAACTTTTAACCTTGCTTTGAAATTTACTTCTGCTTTTAGCCTCCCAATCAACAAGGTATTTTTTAGCGCTCTTTAGGTTTCTTGGTTTACCAAAAGGGTCTAAAAACTTCATGATAACTCAGATATTGCATTTTTGAAATATTTGATTAAGAAGTTAGAAAGGTTTTTGTCGTCTTCGATTAGTTTGAAAAGGTTGTTCTCTCCTTGTATTTTGTCTGGAAACTCAAGGCCGTTTTCAACCAAGAGTTCTTTAAAATCTTCGGTAGCAGATATCCATGCTCCTCCTTTTTTAAGGAACTCCCAAGCATACATTAAATCAATAATCTCTTTTTCAATCCATATAGAATTCCCGCCCTTGCGACCGTACCTCAAGGGGTAAGTTATCCTAGAGTTTGTTTTTTCATTGGGGGACTTTTTAACCGTGACAACAGCGAAGTGACCAATGGCTGGATTTTTTTGCATGTCCATTTTTTTAATAGACGGGTTTTGCAATATCACATCTTTGTTAAATCTTGGTTCAAACTCAATAATCCAATTGGCAAAGTGAAGCAGCGCATTGCCTCCTGTAGCGCTTGTCTGTCTAATTGGGGCTTTTGTGTATGGGTCAAGTTTGATGTCTGCCCTGACTTGGGAAATAAAAATTGCCATGTGACCTCGCTTCGCTAAGGCAATAGACATTTTTTTCATGAAGGTACCCGCAATTACAGCGCCGCCAGCAATCTTAGAAGAGTCCTCAAACCCTTTGTCCATGTCATTCTTTGGTATGAGCCCATCTACAGAATCAAGAACAAAACAATACTTGGTATCGTTCTCATTATCCGCTACAAGTTGTCTCATTAAATCTACCGCCGTTTCATAAATATTGGATTCAAATACAAAACATGTACCTTCAACCCAATCTTTTGCATTAAAAACAAACTCAAGACCAGACCTATCCCTCATCTCTTTAGAGAGCCTTCCTTCGGCTTTTATATAAACACCTTTGGATCTGGGTATTGTAATTAGGAAGTTTTTGATAACCTCTAAAGCTTCAGATGTTTTGCCTCCCTCGTTCATACCGCAAAAACGGTGCAAGCCTGGACCGAAGCCTCCTCCTAACTGAAGGTCGAATTGTAATGAACCGCTTGATACTTTATAATCAATTTCTTCTTCGAAATTATAATGGTCGTCCTTGTTCGCTTTAAGAAACCTGTCTAATAGGTTAATGGAATTGTTTTCTTCTTTACTCATTTAAAAAATCTTTAGTTGTTTTTGTCTCTTTTTTTATTTCTTTGTCTTCTCCTACCTTGTCCCCTATATTATACTCTTTATA